AAATAATTAAAAATAAATATCTACTTTAAATATAATAACCGTCAAATAAGTTCAAGGCTTTAAAAAGCTCTTTTAGGTTTATCATTTAATAAACACACCCGTTTATTTAAGGATATGCCTAATAATTAATAAAATTAAGGTAAAATAATAGTATTATTTATAATGGATATAAGTAATTATACAAAAAAAGACATAATTCAATTATGTAAAGAAAAAAAAATAAAAGGATTTTCCCGAAAGACTAAAGAAGATTTAATTAAATTATTAAATGATGTAAGTGGAACTAGAGTAAATAATGAAAGTGAAACTAGAGTAAATAATGAAAGTGAAACTAGAGTAAATAATGAAAGTGAAACTAGAGTAAATAATGAAACTAATAAGTTAAAATTAGTTGATTTATTTGCTGGAACAGGAGCTTTTACATTAGGATTTGAAAATACTAAAAAAGTAAAATGTGTATTTTCAAATGATATTATTAATTCTTCAAAACAAATTTATGATTTAAATTTTGACCATAAATTAACAGAACAAAATTTAAATGATATTGATGTAAAAAATATTCCACATCATGATATATTAACTGGTGGTTTTCCTTGCCAACCTTTTAGTATAGCAGGTAAAAAAGAAGGGTTTAATGATACAAGGTCAAATGTATTTTGGCACATCTTAAAAATAGTAGACCATCATAAACCATCGTGTATTATATTAGAAAATGTTAAAAACTTATTAACTCACGATAATAATAAAACATTTGAGACAATTGAAAAAAATATTAAAGATAGAGGTTATCATATTCATTATAAAATATTAAATACATCTGATATAACAGGAATTCCTCAAAATCGCGAAAGAATATATATTGTATGTTTGAAATCAAAATCTATATATGATACATTTACATTAAATTTTGATAAAATCGAAAAAAAAAAGATAAACCAAATGTTAGAACCCATAGAAACTATAAAAGATAAATATTATTATAATGATACATCTTCTACTTGGGAACTTTTAAAAAAAAATGTTAAAAAACAAAATACTGTTTATCAATATAGAAGAGTTTATGTTCGTGAAAATAAAAGCGATGAGTGTCCTACATTAACAGCAAATATGGGTACAGGAGGACATAATGTTCCAATTATACTAGATAGTAAAGGCATACGTAAATTAACACCAAGAGAATGTTTTAATTTACAAGGTTTCCCTTCAACTTATAAATTACCTGATATTGCTGATTGTCATTTATATAAATTGGCAGGAAATGCTGTATCATTACCAATCATTAATTTAATCGCGCAAAGATTAATACCTCTTTTAGAAACAAAGTAAACAAATAAAAAAATTGTAATAATACAATATACTATTTAATTTAATTAAATTTAATTTTATTTTTGAAATAAAATTTAAAATACATTATATTTAATTAGAAATACACTATAAAAAATAAACTACATTCATTTATTTGAGAATAAGCCCATTATATAAATTAACTGTATGTGTATCATATATAATATTATTTTTTAATCTTAATTCTAATCTTTTTTTTGATTTATAAAGTCTAATTTCACCTAATTTAGAATCTATGAAATGTTCTGTTTTTATATTTTTTAATTGTTCAGTAAAACCATTTGATTTTACATTATTAATTCTATCTATATAAAGTTTAAAACATACCATATAAATATTATTTTTTGTAGAAATAAATGATAATATATATAAATCAGTTAAATTATTATTTAATTTTGTTTTTTTAATTTTTGAAATATATTCTTCTGTAAATAAAGTTAATGCCTCAATATCTTTTTTCTCCGTAAATAAAGTATCTAAATTTTTACCTGCTGTACTAAAATTTTGCATTAATGATTTTTCATTTGAAGTTCCTTTATTCATAATAACACACATTACATCAATACCTTCATTTTTACTAGTTTTAACATCCATACCACAACTACCTTTACCAATTTCATTACCATTAGATGCTTTCGCAACCCAATATTCAGAAAATTCATCTTCAACATACGGATTACGTCCCGTTTCGACATAAAATTCTTTTCTACATTCCATATATACTTTAACTTTATCTTTAATATAATCAATATTAATACTCTCAGGAATAGCACAGATTTCTAATACTTTAGGAATAGTATCAATAACATCACTACGTAATTTTTCTGGTATAGTAATTTTTTCTTTATTTTTATTGTTTCTAACTAATTCATATTTAGGATGATACTTTTTATTATTAGATCTATGACCTTCTTCATTACAAATAGAACAAATCATTTATTAATATATAATATTTTTTAATTTAATTATTTTTTTATTTTTATATTTCAATTTTTTATATTTTACTTTATATTAACTAATTTATATATAATTTACTTAGAATTAACTAATTGAAATCTATTATAAGCCAAAAAACTATGGTATAATGTAATACCCATACCCATAATAATAAGTAAATCCCAAATCATTTTAGGGAAATTTTTATTGTCATGATATAAACCAATACCAATAAGTAATGGTCCAACAAATAAGATGTGAAATAAATAAATAGAATAATCAGCCATTTTAATTAGAATTAAATTATAATGATAAAAAATAATTTAGAGAATAGTTTTATAATTAGGCTTATCCTTAAATAAACGGGTGTGTTTATAAATTAATAAACACAAAAGATCTTTAAAATACTTGAACTTTTTTGATGGTTATTATATTTAAAGTTAGATATTTATTTTTAATTATTTAATTTAATTAAATAATTAATTTCAAACTATATTTTAATATTACATTAAATATATACTGTATAATAACTGTTAATTTCTTTTATTAATCTATATTTATATATCTTCTATAACATTCAGGTCTGTTTCCTAATGTCATATAAGTATCAAATAGTTTTTTAATATTATAACATCCATTCTTATCTCTATTAATACACCCTAACCTTTTATTTTCCATTTTATATGTTAGGATTGAGTTCATTTTATAGTTTTCACCTGTTATAGGTAATGTTAATATTAAATTAATATATTTCTTTTATGTTTTATAATTTAAACATGATGTTATAAATTCATATATGTTATAAACTTTAAATCTTTCTTCAAGAATATTAAATTCTAACCATATAAACTTAATATATTCACATAAAAAAATAAAATAGATAAAAATATAATGGGCTTATCCTCAAATAAACTACACTCATTTATTCGAGGATAAGCCCATTATGTTTAAAGTAGATATTGATTTTTAATTATTTAATTAAATAATTAATTTAAATAAATAATTAAAAATAAATATCTGCTTTAAATATAATAACTATCAAAAAAGTTCAAGGCTTTAAAAAGCTCTTTTAGGTTTATCATTTAATAAACACTATCGTATATTTAAGGATAAGCCTAATTATATAAAAATAAATAATATGGTTAAAAAAATATTAAAAACTAAAAAACAAATAAAAAAATATAAAGGGGGAGCAGGTAAAAGTGTTATACAATTATGCGATAAATTTATAAGTCATATTAAAAATATTAAAGAAGTATTACCACCAAATATAACAACTTTCATAGAAAAAGAATTAGAAATTTTTATACAAAAAACGATGCCTGCGAATATATTAAATACTAATGCAACAGTATCTGCACCTAATACTCTTAACGCAATAGTAAGGCTAATAATAAGAAAAAGTATTACCGAATTATTAACTAATAAATCTACTAATAAGACAATTAAAAATATACCTTTACAAAGATATTATGAAAAAAATACAGTAAAATTAAATGAAATAAATTTATTTGACAAATTTAAAATAAATGAAAAGTATCTTAACGATTATAAAACAGAATTAACGAAGTTACAAAATAATAAATCTACCCTTACAAATAATAAATTACAAAACTTAGCTAAAACTATTACTACTCAACAAACTGAAACTATTAAACTTTCAAATACTAATTTAAATAACTTATTTAAAAATAGAACTATACCTGCTATAAACTTAAATAGATTATTTATACCAAATAATTGTACTCCTGTTATTACAAATAATGTAAATTAAATTATTAATATTATGCTTATCCTTAAATAAGCGAACCTGTTTATAAATTGATAAACACACAAAAGCTTTAAATCATTGAACTTATTTGATGGTTATTATATTTAAAGTAGATATTGATTTTTAATTATTTAATTAAATAATTAATTTCAAACTATATTTTAATATTACATTAAATATATACTGTATAATAACGGTTAATTTCTTTTATTATTGACTTGCGTCCTAGTATATGTGGTGTTCCTTCTGTCAAATTCATAATATTTAAAATACTACTATATCAAGACACTATTTACTAATTACTTTCTCCATTTCATTTCGGTTTTATACATTAGGTTTGAAAGTATATAAGTTTTATAAACATTAATATACGTATTGTGCGTCGATTTAACTTTTTAATGGTATATATATATCAATGGAAGATAGAAAAACAGTAGTTTAATTTAATAGGATATTATGGTTAAATTGAAAAATATGTAATTTTATTTTTTAGCGCAAATTAAAATATACATTATATTATTAACTAAATAAACAATACTTATAATATATAAACCACTCTCATTTATTTAAGAATAAGCACATTATATTGATTATAAAGTATTTAATAATTTAATTAATAATAAATAATAAAAAGTAAAAATAAATATATACTTTAAATATAATAATAGTCAAATAAGTTCAAGGCTTTTAAAAGCTCTTTTGGGTTTATCAATTTATAAACACGCTCGTTTATTTAAGGATAAGCCTAATATAAACTACTTTTTTCTTTGTTTCATTTAAATTTAAATTTAAATTATATCTATTTTTTTCTAAAATGAAAAAAGTAATAAAAACAATTAAAGGGGGAGCAGGTAAAAGTGTACAAAAATATAGTAAATTAAGTAAACACCAACAAATCAAAGAAAAAAAAAGATTACTAAATAAAAAACAAATATATGAAAAGAGAAAAACAAAATTTAATGCAACACCAAAAAAACCACAAAGTAGATTAAAACAAATGTGGTCACGTCTAACTGGAAAAACTAAAAAACAAGAAAATGCCACAAAAAAATTAGACAAAGTTACTACAGTCTTAAAAGATATAGAAACATATACAAATTCAATAGCAAAAATACAAAAAGAAGCGGAAACAGAAAAAACAACACAACAAACAGAAGTTCATATAAAAGGCATACAAAACCAATTAGCAGAGATAAAAAGTAGAAATACACCATCTATAAAATCCTTACCGAACACAACATCATCTACACTACCACCATCACACAAAACATCTTATACTGAGATTAACAAAATGATACCTACAAAATCTAAACTTAGAACATATTTTAGTAATAGAAGTAAGGAAGTAAAAAGAACAAAAAGAAATGTAGCACACGCTTGGCAAGGTGTTAAAAATAAATTTGGTAAATTAGGAAGAAGTATAAAAAAGAAAACACCAAAAATATCACTACCTACATTTATAAAAACACGTAAAACTAAATCACAGAAAACTTTAAAGAAAACTTTTGTATATAATCATAATAAAGCAAAAGAACTTATTGATAAACATGATACATTTTCTACTCAAATTAAAAAGTTAGTAGACACATATCCATATGATAAAAAATCACCGGATTATTTAGCAAAAAAATCCAAAGTTGAATTACTAGAATCAAAACAAAAAGATTTAGAAGGACAACTTAGATATACTACAAAAGATATACCAAAATTAAACACAAATTTTATAAAACCAAATGGTAAATTTAATATAGAAGCACTAAAAATTAATATAACAGGTAAAAAAGAAATTTATGAATTTAATCAAAAAAGAAACAAAGAATTGAAATTACAAAATATAATAATCCAAAGAAACAAAATCGAAAAGTTAAAAATCAGTAGTAATCCAATAAATAAAAAAGTGCTTAAAAAAGAACAAAAATACTTACAAAATCTTGTTAATCAAAGAACAAAAATAGAAAAATCAAATACTATTATGAAATTAAACGCACGTAGTAAAATGAATATTCCTAAAGTCTTTAGAAAGAAATTAGGAACTATTGGTGATAAATTAGGTGCTTCATTAAGTTTTAATTCAAGCTTAATTAGAAAAAAGACTTTATCAAAACCAGAGAAAAATGCAGTATTAAAAAAATATACATCTAACCAAAAATTAAAAAAAGCAAAGAAGATAGAAGAATATGTAGTTAAAATGTTTAAAAATAAAAATATAAGTATAGATATAAATAATTATGAATTTAAAAAGACACATTTAAATGCTCTACAAAGTTATCCAGATAAACAAATTTTTAAACAATTTCTAAATTTACAAGAACACAAGAAACGACTTAATAATATTATGCATGGAAGTACTACATTACCACAAAAAAATTTATCAATTGATACTAATTTTAGCTCATCAATCGTTTAAATGTTAATAAAAATTTAAACAAAAAAAATAGAGAACAAGAAGAACTAAAAATAACATTGTAATAAAAACAATAATCGTAATTTTAATCAAAAGGATTTAAGAACTATTATAAGTTTACAAAGTGAATTTGATTTTTCTACAACTCAAGAAGATACTAACTTAAATACATTAATTTATAAAACAATAAAAGTTTTAGACCAAAAACTAGTATGCTCTCCCCTCCACTCCCCAACTAAATCTAATAAAAAATTAAGCAATAATTCTGAAATATATGGAAAATAATTAATATTATCAAACAACATTATAAATAATAATCACCATTATCATAATAATTAAAATAAGACTTAATACAATCCTATTTCCTTTAATTGTATTACATTTACCATTTTTACTAGTTTTAAATCCATTGTCATTTGTTTCATCATTATTATCATAAACATTTTCATTTATATTAACAGTAAATCCTTCACTTACACCCATTATATTAGAAGTGTCATTTAATCTACCATTATAAGGATAAACCATTTTTCTTTTTATATTTTTATAATTATCATTATAATTATCATTTTCATTATTATTTTTATAATTATTATTTACATTATTATTTCTATAATTATAATTTTCATTTTTTTTTTTATTAGTATTATTATTAGTGTTGCTAGAAACATTTTTTTTTACACTATGATATTTATCCCAAAAACTCTCACTTTCTCCCCCTAAAGTGCTTTCAGCCCAATTACCATTAACCCATTGTGGTGGTTGTGCAACATTTAATTTATTCCATCTATATTCTGGACTGGTGCTAATTTTTCTATCGCCTATTCCTGTACCAAAGGCTACTGGGGCGAAATCTTCGTGTATAATATCATTACCAAAATCTGTTTTATCATAAGACAATCCTGTATAACTTGATTTATCACTATTGTTATATTTATTTGTAACACCTGTATAAGTTCTATTAAGGTAAATTTCTTTTCCACAACTATTTATAATTTTCTTATCAAATAAAACCATTAATGACGGATTAAAATACATATTCGGACTGCTATAACTTACACCTCCACTTGCGTAATGTTCATTACCATTAGAACCATAACTGCCTTGTACATCAAGATTATGTACGTTATCACCGTTGTTTGGTGTAGCAATTTGAACGCCAATAATTCCTATACCAACAGCATCAGCAATATTACTTGGTAAATCATCAAATAAAACAACATGTTTGAAATCTTCTATTTTATAATGTTTCATTATTTTATATATATATTCATTTTTATTAGCTGGTACTCTAAATCCGTGACAAGTTCTTTCATCATATACAGGAGCAATAAGATTATTTCTAGTAAAAAAAGTTTGATTAAATCCCATAATTCTATCCATATAGGCTTTAATGATTTCATATGTGCCAAAACTAGCAATTGCTACATATTTTCCGTGTGTTATTAAATATTCTACTAATCTCTTAAAATATCGCCAATGAGGTACTTCATTTGTAAGTTGAGCGTCTGTTCTTTCTCTTATAGAAATAGGATCCATATTTGATTTATAATAATACTTTGTATCAATAAGAGTGTCATCAAAATCCCATACCCATAATTTACATTGTTTAAGAAGATAATAAGAAATAATTAAATCATTTTTATGGGTTTGTTTACTTGTTAGTGTTGGTGTTGGTGTTGGTGTTGGTGTTGGTGTTGGTGTTGGTGTTGGTGTTGGTGTTGGTGTTGGTGTTGGTGTTGGTGTTGGTGTTGGTGTTGGTGTTGGTGT